TACGTGCCATTTGAATTTTCCCTCATGCGGTTAGGTACGTTAGTCTGCATGAAGTCAGCCGGGACTGTCTAACGCACCGGTATACCCGGTATTACTGCCTTTATATACTACAAAAAGGGGGCCGTAAAGCCCCCCTTTCTATTACGCGCCTTGCGAGCCGAACATGCCCAGAGGGTCCGACCAGCCGAACGAGTAACGCTCACGAGCCTTGTAACGGACGTTGCCAGTGTCGAAATCTCCATCCATTGACTGAGACAGCGGCGTACGAACAAAGTGCTTCATGCCGTTTGGAACGTCAGTGGTCAGGAACCATGCGTTGTTATCGGTCAAGAAGTGGTTGATCGTGTAGCCCTCTGGAATCGAGCCGTTGTTCTTCAGAGCGTTGATGTCGTTATCAGCGGTACCGACGCGGAGTTCGGTTTCCAATAGACGAGTAGCAACGAACTGGAGAGACGGAGGAACGACCAGCTTACGTGGCTTAGCTGCGATCAGCAGGCCGCGTTCGTCAGTCCATGCTGCGATCTGGATCACAGCGTTTTCCAACGAGGTTTCGTTCAAGTCGGCAGGTGTCGAAGGAATGTTCGAGTTAGTGCCGCCACCAACCAGCGGGTGCGATGCCGAGAACAGAGGTACGCCGTCGCCGCCGTAGTACTGAGCGGAGTTGGTGAAGCCGTTGTTCAGGACAGCCGCTGATTTGACCTGCTTGGTGTACGCCATAGCACGAGCCAGCGCCTTGGTATAACGAGCCGACAGGCTGTCATACAGGTTATCTTCGATGGCCTCTTCGGTCAGCGAGAAACCCAGTGCGATGGTTTCGTGGTTGTATCGAGCAGTCCAAGCTTCCTGACCGTTGTCGTACGCGATTGCAGAACCTTCGTTCTTAACCGGTGCGGCACTGAAGCCAGACAGCTTGGTTTCTTCTTCGAACGAACGCTCGGAAGTCTCGGTTTCGTAGATTTCCTTGTGCTCTTCGCCGTAGCGAGCGTACTCCAGACCGAACAATGCGTTCAGGCCGGGGAGCAGCTCTTTCAGTAGTTGTGCGCGTGAAATAGCCATGATTTAGCTCCCTTATACGTTGGCAGTGCCGGTCGGGTTGTAATACGAATGACCGCCGTTATACGCCACGACGTTAGGAGTACCTTCCGTCAGAGTGATATACGGCATGTTCCACTTAACGATAACTTCACTGTAGTTACCGCTTGCATCGACAGTCTCTTCAACCAGACCAACGACACGCAATGGCAGCGTAAACGCTGTGTTCGAGCCAGAATCGAAAGCACCGATATTCGAGTTACCCGAAATAGTGGTGTTAGTCGAAGGCTGCGAAATAGCCATGTTGTTACCCAAAATGGTGTTATCAATCGGGGTGATGGTGGTCGAAGTTGCACCGCCAGTCACAGCGACTTTAAACAACGCATCGGGGTCGTCAACAACATACGCCACGATGTTTGAAGCAACTACGCTGCCCGGATACGAGTTAGCAAACAGCAACTGACCTGTAGATGGGTTAGTGTAGCTACAACCAACAAACACGCCGATAACACCGGTCGCCGAGACAGTCGTAGTGCCAGTCTCTTTGACGATGAAGCCAGACGATAGGCGAACAATGTCGCCATTGTTAATAGCACCAGCAGTATTGCTGGCAATCGGGAGTTCACGAGTTTGGCCCGCGAACACCTGACCGCCGATCAAATTGATCGGCTGTAGCCCGTAGGGGGCACTTACAGTCGGATAAGCCATGTTTAGCTCCAAAAAGTTTAGATTAACTTCCCTTCCCGAACGAGCTTGAAGATTTCCGCTCATTAAACAGCGGCATCCTTGGATCGTTCTGGCGCATCAGGCTGTTATCTACAGAATCCATTTGTCCTTCGGACTGTTTCTGGTAGTAACCGTTACGCTGATCTACCAGCTCCTGTGGAGTCTTGCAAAGTAACAACCCGCCGACCTCGATGTTGTCCTTAAAGCGACTATTCGGATCGACTAGCAGTTGAAATTTTGGTTGCTCCTCAATCTTGACCGGCTCCCAGCCTTCCCGGATTTTGGCGGAAATGTTGCGTGGGTCAGCGTTGTTCAAAGTTGAGACGCGAATCCATCTGTACGCGAAGCCGGGTTGCTTATCTGGTTCAGGGAGAAGCTCAGGTGGAGCCCACTGCTTGGGGCGCTCCTGCACGGCACGAGTTTCAAGTTCACGGGCAAGTCTGTTTTCAGCCATTGTTGGCCTCCATTTTCATTAGTTCACGGGCGTATTGCTCAGGGGTAATACCAAGACGCTTGATAGTGTCCAACTGCGATCTCTTTAGCACTATCTTTTTGGAGGATGTGCTACGGGTCGCAGGAGCCACGACCGTGGACGGTTTTTCTGTGCGCGAGACAGGCTTAGATTCCTGCTGCGTAGAATCTTGGAAGTAGTCCGGGAAGCGCTGACGCATAGTTCCGTCAATCTTCTGCCAATACTCGTCGGTGGACGTGTACTGATTTCCGTACTGTTTGACTAGCTTTTGGTGTAGCCCAAGTGCAAGACTAGTCATCTCCTCGTCTTGACCGAACCAAGTATTGCGCTCTTGCCACGCAACTGCCCTTGGGTCAGGACGAGCCACTGGGACTTCTGGACTACTTTGTACCTCATCTGGATCGTATTGTAAAGAGGGCACGTAATCTTTTGCCTTTTGCAACTTAATTTGGGCAAAATTAAGTTTTTCTTGCGCATCTAGCAACTTATCTGTGTCCCCAGCATCGTAAGCTTCTCTGTAAGCCTTTTTAGCGGCGTCTACTTCTAGCTCGACTGCTGACTGGTAAGTCTGGAGGTAAGTCTTCTCCCCCTCAGAAAGTTTACCTTTGAGGTTACGGTTTTCTTCAAGTATTCTTTTTGCTAAGTCTTCCGCAGCCTGACGCTCCCGCAGGGCTTGTTCCTTCTCCCGGCGCTCGTCGTGGTACACCTTCTTCATCTGCTTTAGACGGACTTTCACCTTTTCGGAATAGTCCTCCAGATCATCCTGATCAAGCTCCTCGACGATCTGTTTAGGCAACGGTTCCCGACCACGGTCTTCTTCAGGGGTATCGTCTTCTATTTCAAATTCGATATCATCCAGCTTAGACTCGGCGGGTTTACCCTTCTCTTCTTTCTCGTCAGGAAACTGAAATTCTTGTTGTTCCATAATTTATATCTCCTTTATGCGCGACGAATGCCGCGTGGGTCTTGCACAACTGCTTCCACCGTATCGTCATTGATAAGACGGAACTCTTTACCGTGGATCTTCAGGCGGGTGCCGCTATTTGGACGGGCTAATACAAAGTCACCTTCTTTGCACCACGGCCCACTTGGGAACCGTTTCTCGTCCTTATAGCAGTCCGGTCCTACCTTTACGACAAAGAACACAGTTGCTAGTACTTCTTCAAACTGCTTGGTTTGATCCGCCTTAAGAAGCCCGCTATCAAACGCTTCCTCAATCTCCGGTAGTGCTACCAATATGTGGTATCCGGCAGGCTCAGGAAGCTGTTTAGCTTTCTCTTCTTCAGTCTGTGGTACTTCACCGCTTTCTGTAGCGATTAGTATTTCACTCATCGTCGTGACGCTCCATTTGGTCTGCAAGGTCTAAGATAAAGCCTTCTGCGATGGATAGACCCCGAATCTCCCCGCATATTGCGCGATACTCTGCGTAATCTTTCATTGTGCCCTCGCTTACGGCATGAGCAAGCTGGGCTTGTTTCTCGTTAATACGTTCTTTGACGATTGCCAGTGTCTTGTCCACTGATTACTCCTTTAATCTGTGAATTATGGGCGTCCAACTTCTCTACGATCTTTAACCGCCTGCATACCAAGCCGAACTCCTTCGGCCTCCATCTTGGAGTCAAGCTCCTGTTGCGCATGAGTAGTTTTAGCGGCTACCTGTAAACCCGCGACTAACTGCTGTGCATTGATACGCTCGCGCTCCAACTCCAATCTCTGGGTGTCAATAGCGGCATCGATCTGTAATTTCTGCTCCTTGATGCCGACCTCGCGCTCTTTGAGTTCGAGTTCTTTCTGTTGCATCTGAACAATCGGATCTTGTGCAGCTTGCTGTGCCTGCTGTTGTGCAGCCTCGGCTTGATCCTTCTGTAGCAACTTGTCCGCAGCCATTGCCATCATGCGGCTAATCTCAACCTCCATCTCTTCTGGGATGGTGTCACCATCTTCGTAGTTAGGAATATCCAGAGGTACGCCCAACTGCTCCTCGATCTGCTTGCGATACTCGAACGCAACGTGCTCAGCGATATGCGCTTGCATTGCTGCCATGATGGTGTTTGCCTGCGGGTTCTGCCCAACGATCTGTCCGATCTTTGGATCTTGCATAGCTGCCATGTGCACACGGATATGG